GGTCACGATCTACTTGAAATTGGTACAGGATCATATGCCGATACAAATTACCCCAGAGAAATTTACGGACAAAGTGTAAACCCACTCAATCCAGACAACGAAACCGATGAACGTGATGTAGGTCGTTGCTTCTATGTAACCACTGACCAATTTGGTAATTTCTCAGTAGGACCATACTTTAAAGTAGACCAAGGCACTGGACAGGTCACATTCTCTAGTTCAATCGCATTGAGCAACCTCGACGGTATTGGTTTTAAACGTGGTGTTCCGGTAAGTGAATTCTCCACAGACAGCGGATTTACAGATAACGCCATCGACACTGTGCCTACTGAAAATGCCACACGCATCTACATAGAACGACGTCTAGGTATCACTCATGATGGTGCTTCATTGGCACTGGATAGATTGATCCCTATAACCACCGGTGGTTACATGGCACTAGACGGACAGCTGGGCATGAAGAGTAACATGAATCTTAACAACAATAAGATCATCAATGTCACCGATCCAACTGACCCGCAGGATGCCCTCAATCTAAGAAGTTTGACATTGGCCAATTTCCAGAACTGGTCGGGTTCCAATGTGCAGGGCGGCCAGTTCATGATCTTCACTGGTGTGGGCAATACATTGATCAATGCCAGCATTACTGGTGACTTGACCTTTGATCTGCGCACAGGTGTAGACTCTACACTAAACAATGTAGATGTGCAATTAAATGCTGGTGTGGTTAACAACGCAGAAGTAAATGCTGCTGCGGCAATTGTGCAGAGCAAGTTAGATATGACCATTGCCACTGCACAGGCTGCTGCTCCTAGTGGTTCCGCTGCTGCCATCCAAGCAGCCAGTGGATTAAGCAGTTTTAGCAATTTAGATTTTGATGTAACCAGTGGCCATGTCACACTCAAAGCCAACAGTGTGGTGTTGGGAGATCTTGCACAGCTAGGTCCAGATACAGTGATAGGTAACAGCGGTGTGAGCACAGCCAATGCTGCCGCAGTGGCATTTACCACTGTGGTTGACGAAGGGTTAGCTGTTAAGAAATCACAATACTCCACAGTGGGATTCTTGAGACGAACTGGTGCTACTACAAGCGCAGATGGTAACTTCGTAGTAGTAGCTGGATCGTCAGGTTCTAGTGCCAGTGTTGGAGCCAGTGAAGTCATAGTAAGAGACAGCAATGGTGATTTCGGTGGACGTACCATAGATGTATCTAACATTAAAATTGACACCAACTTGGCCATAGATACTGTGAGCACCACAGTCACAGACGGATATATTAGATACTATGGATTTGATAATTCCGGTGGCATCTTGATACAGACCAGTTCCAGTGTGGCAGCTAGTAGAAAAACCGCATATTGGAACAACAATCATGAATTCAAAACACAAAACGGTGTATCAGATGCGCCTATCACTGCGGTAGGTGCAATCACTTCTTCAGGAGCGTTGGCCATATCTGGAACAATTACTGGTGCCACCACTATTAGTGCCAGCAGCACTATAACCTGTACAGGGGTGAGTGTTGGTAATGCTGGAACACTAACTACTGGCGGAACAACTAATACCGGAACGATCACAGGATACTGGAGCCTAAGCTCAGGATCAAGAATGCAGGCCACATATGCTGCTGACCTTGCAGAATACTACGAAGGCGATCGAGAATATGAAGTAGGCACAGTGTTAGTGTTTGGTGGGGATAAAGAAGTTACTACAAGCAGTATCAAAGGCGACACTAGAGTAGCTGGTGTGGTATCTGATAATGCAGCATTTTCCATGTATGAAGCATGTCCTGGATTGAAAAATCTTGTTGCTCTACAAGGGCGTGTGCCATGTAAGGTAGTTGGCAAAATACGCAAAGGAGATATCTTGGTAACATCAGGAATAGCAGGAGTTGCTGTTGCCGCTGGAGCTGACGTTAAAGTTGGCACTGTGGTAGGCAAAGCTCTAAAAGACTATGACAGTGATCACATCGGCACACTTGAAATAGCCGTGGGGAGAACATAATGCCTTTTAATTCAAATATAACACCAGGTCGTCCTCCCGTATTATGGAGTGAGGTCAATGATGCGTTTGTTAAAGTAAATGAAAACTTTGACATACTGGTTGCGACTATAGGAAGCGGTAGTGGGTTGACTCCCATAGATTTTACTTCGTTAGACACCAGTGTCAAGCCCACCACTGATAATCTACGTGATCTAGGCGATATCACTCATAAATGGCGAGCAGTGTTTGCCGGAGAACATACCACCGTAGATCCATTAAACGGCTTTTGGGCAGGCAATGCACAGGTCAAAGGTGTAGGGTATACTATAAATCTACCAGATAATTCCACTGTGGGTGGGGATCCAATTACAGGTATTGGTACTAGTCTAATCATCGATCCAGATAAAACGTTCTTCAAAGAAATACAGGTCAATAATGATCTTTCAGTGGTAGCTACCACATTCGGCGACACGGTGAATTTCTTGTCAGGTTCGGGCGTGGGTCTGGCAGTGAGTTCGGGCGCAGACTCAATTACATTCTCAAACACTGGCATACTCAGTGTCACAGCTGGCTCAGGTATCACAGCTGCCACAGCGAGTGGTGTGGCCACAATAACCAATGCTGGAGTGCGTAGTCTACAAAGTACCACTGCGTTACCTGCAGGTAGAAGCACAGGCGCAGGTGTTAACATAAACGGCTCGACCGGTGACAACTTGAGAGTAACTAACACCGGTGTCATAAGTATTTCATCTGGTGTAGGTATAACTGTGAGCTTGGATGCTGCCTCTGGTGATGTGACTATTACCAACTCAGCACCTGCGGTAAATGCATTTACACAAATTGAAGTCAATGGTGATAGTGCAAATAGATTAGCAGCTGATGCTGCCAGTGACGTGTTAAACATCACCAGTGGTGACGGTATCACACTGACTAAGACTGTTGGAACAGACACATTGACCATTGCAGTTAATCCAGCATTTGATCTTAAAGGTAGTGTATTCGGTGATGACAGCTCAGTCATTGTCAATGCCATTGATAGAGTAGTGACTGCTGCTGGGGGATTTATTGGAAACCTAACTGGAAATGCTGATACCGCTACATCAGCAACCACAGCAACCACAGCAACTACTGTGACACTGGTCGCAACCAATACAACAGCAGCCCTACATTATATTACATTTGTTGACACAGCAACAGGCAACGAAAATGTAAGAACAGATACTGACCTTACTTACAATCCAAATACAAATACCTTAACCGCAGGAACGCTGGCCACAGGATCGTTGACTATTACTGGCAGCACCATCGGTACCACAGACTCCAGCGGTATTGTCGTTAATGAGTTGACAACATTCAATACAGATGTCACTGTAGAAAACGATCTAGACGTTACACAGCAATTGCGTGTGCAAGGCAGCAGAGTTATTAATATAACAGAATTACAAGCCATTGTGGCAGCAAGCACAGACTTTACTGCATTTAAAACAGCAATAGCTGGTTTGGTATAATTGGAGCGATAAATGGCAAAACAGAATATCAATGTAGGTACCGCAGCTAACGACAAGAAGGGCGATAGCCTACGAGCTGCCTTTGTAAAAGTCAATGCAAACTTCACAGAACTTTACACTGAACTGGGATTGGTCAACGATGTCACCCTTAGTCTAGGGGCATTTGAATTTGCGGGCAGCACACTGAGCACCACAGACAGCACTGCCATTGTAATTGATCAAGCTGTCACAGTCTCCAGCGATTTAACTGTTGGTGGGGACATTGTGCCGCAGACTGCTCTTGGTGGCGATCTAGGTTCAAGCACACTGCCTTGGCGTAGCCTGTATGTCAGCAACAACACAATTTATATTGGTGGCACAGCAGTAGGCCTAGATGTCAGTGGTAATTTGACCACAGGTGGCACCGTGGTTGGCAGCACACCAGCCTGGACCAATATCACAGGCAAACCCTCATTCGCTACAGTGGCTACTACAGGTGCCTATGCTGACCTAACTGGCAAGCCAACTATACCTACACTTGTAAGTCAACTATCTAACGACAGTGGTTTCTTAACTTCAGTTGGTAACATCAGCAATATACAAAGTGAAGGTAACATCAACATTGAAGTTAACCTAACAGATAGCACTAAACGCATTTGGCAGTTTGGGGAAGATGGCGATTTAAGATTCCCAGATGGCACCAATCAAACCACAGCCTGGACAGGTAGCACAACAGTATCAAGCCTAGTCAACGGTTCTAGCACAGCGAGCCTTGACGCTGCTGGTGCATTAACCATCCCAGGTGATATCAAGAGCAACGGCAACATCAACATTGACATCAACCTGACAGACTCAACTTTACGCAGATGGCAGTTTGGTGAAGATGGCAATCTAACACTACCAGCAGGCGGCAACATTTCAGAAGGCGGTGGACTTACTGGTGCTATTCGATTAACGCCTGCAGGTGGTGCCAACGCTAACCAAGCATTGTTGATTTACCCCACAGCCCAAGTAGAGGGTGATCACATACACTTGACCGCAGGCGGTGGCACCACTGAGCTGTATCTAGGCAGTGACCTTCACTATGTCAAGTTGGGCAAAGGTGCACCATATAACGGTACGATTGTTATTGCTGCCACCGGCTGGCCAAACACTGTGGCTGGCATCATTAGTTCTGGCAACTGGGCCGTTGTGTCTCTCAGCAACTTGGCCACAACTGGCGGCACAGGCACCGGATTAACTGTGACAGTGACTCAGGTTGCTGGTGTTGCCACTGCCATTGCTATTGTATCGGGTCTAATGGAAGGATACACTGCCAACGACACTATAACAGTGACCAGTGGCGCCGCCACTGCCACATTTACCATCAGTGTCCTAGCACCACAGTGGGTCTTTGCCCCAGACGGTGATCTGTACATTCCGACAGGCAAGACCATCCGGGATACAGGCAACGGCGATGATATTCGCCGTATTCCTGGACCATACGCAGATGATGCGGCAGCGGCAGCGGCCAGTGTGGCAGTGGGGAACCCCTATCATAAAACTGGCACCAGTGGACAGGTTTTTGTTAGATTGACCTAACGGTAAATATACTAAAGAGAGCGCATTATGACAATTCAAACAATTAATATCGGCAATGTGGTAAATGATGGCCTAGGCGATGATCTACGCACGGCCTTTGAAAAAGTAAATGCCAACTTTGCGGATCTCAGCACTCAGCTAACTATCACTGCCACCAACGTTGGCGCAACTGGTGTAGGTGTGTTCAAAGAAAAAGTAGGTGCTGATCTAAGATTTAAAAAACTAGTGTCCGGCACAAAGATGCTGTTGGTTGAAAACACAGATACTGTCACTGTCAACAACACAGCTCCAGACGCTTTTATCAGAATAGACACAGATGCTGGAGTCATGTTGGCCAGCACACATCAACAAATCACCCTGGCGGGCACAGCAGCGCCAGGTTCTACCACTAGTAGAAAAGACATTGAAGTCAATGCATTTGGTGCTGTGCTCAGTATCAAAACAATGATACCTGTCACAGACATACTAGAGTCCTACGATTTCGGAACCATCAACGGTGCATATACCAATGCCGTGCAGGTGGCTCTGCAATCTGCAAACATAGACTTTGGCACTGTTCTACTGCCTGGACGCATAGACATAGACTGTGGAACAATTGTCTAAGGATTGATCACATGATAACATGGATCACACCCGCAGGTAGTCTAGGCTTACTCACAGAACGAATATCCATCGATGTATCACTACAGGCAACAACCAATCTCACTGCCACAATCACCTATAGTTTGATCGCAGGCTCCTTGCCTCGAGGACTGAAACTAATCAATGGTTCAATCAAAGGTAGCCCCACTGAGCCTATGCGGGATCGCATGTTTTTAATACTATTAGGAAATACTCGTTGATGATCTCTATCGCTGACCAACGGAATGTCGCTGTCTATTTTGATAGAATCATAACTAATCAACACCTTGCTGTTGATGTTATTGGGTAGATTCACAGTTTGACTGATACTTCGACCGTTCTTTTCTAGGTCATCTACGATTTCTACATAGATGATCTCGTATACGGCTTCCTGTGTTATAGGATCCTTGGCTTTGGCAGTTTTAAGACTACCGAATTTCAATCTCTTTTGATAGTGATTTCTGCTCATGGCCTGTACATATTTCACAGCAGCTACACTTTCTATACCTGCATATATCAACACTCGGAGATCAGTCTGTACTCCAAAGTTGACATCACCGTATCGATAGAGATCGGCTGGACGGAATATCACT